GGTCTCACTCCCGGCTCGATGAGGGCTTGGCCCTGAATCCCGCGTCCTTTGGCGTGTTAGTTTTACAACATTCAACCCTTTTCCTCTATTAGATTTGCCTTCATGCCCATCCAACCCACAAAAATAGGGCAGGGTAGGGGCATGAGTCATCAAGGCCCGGGGAAGAGGGAGAGGGCCAATGGTTCTACTCCCTCTCAAGCACATGAACACCCCTTTTTATAATTTTTCCTCTCAATTCTGCAAATAATCATTTTTGATTATCTATCGACCCCGTTTTTCCCCCAGGTAACGATTTCCGTTACTATTTGCAACTCCCAGTTTAAAAATATCTCCATTCCTCGACTTCCGGTACTGTTTTTCTCTTATTTATAAAATTTTCCCCTTCACTTATTAAGATTTGCAGGTATTTTGTCGCAAGTTCTGTCGCAAGTCTGTTTTTCCCCCTAATCATCACCTAAATTCTCCGGTTTCCGCTTAATCCTTGCCGTCAAGGTGACACTATCGACCTCTTCCGCGTCTCTTTTTACGTCCGGAAGGTTAAAGTCTCGCCTAAATCGATCTGGCTGATTCACGATCGATGTATTTTTAAAATTTTCCTCAAAATAATTCGTGACAAATCCAATGAAAGAGTGTATCAGGAGATTATATTGATTACATTTACGATGAATCGCGGTAAACTTCAGATGGAAAATTGGGGTCAGGACAGACCGAGAGATTCGATGTGGGATTTAGTGGTCTTTGTGGCGATTATGTGCCTGATCTTATGGGTCGTAAGGGGGTAAAAGTATCTGAGAACGACGGCCAAACACTTCGAAGAGTTCAAGACGGAGTTCTTGCGATGGCAAAACTACTTCGGATGTATGGATTGGGAAATAATCTTCGAATGGAAGCCACTGGAAGATGCGGACGCAGAGATTCATTGGGATATCGCAGGGAAAATGGCCACGGTCCGTCTCAACACCATATTGGAGCGGGGAGATCCCAAATTTGCAGCCTTTCACGAGGCGGTCGAACTCTGGTTGGCTCCACTTCGATATATGTGCAAAGCGCGATTCATAGATTTCGACACGATGAATCAGGAATTCCATGGGATCGTCCGGTTCATCGAGAATCGGTTTTATCCGCTGATCAAAGGAGGGGGGAAGTGAACGGTAAGCGGGCGCGAGAACTTCGCAAGGCTGTTTACGGGAAAAGGTACATTCGGCAAACCGAATTCCTTAACCCGGCCATGGCCTACGACATGACAAACGTGAAACTCCAGGAGAAGGCCGTCGGTATTGACTTAGAGACTTTCTTGCCCATCAAGGTCAAGACCATCGTGGATGCCACGGTGATCTGCATCGGGCCCCGGGCAAAGTATCAGGAGTTGAAGAAAAATGCGGGCACCCGCCGAGCCTAAAAAACTTATGCGTCCCCTGATCCCGGAAGTTATTGCCGATGAGGGCAAATCGACGGCTTTGGTTCAAGTGGGGCGGTCAGCCGCAGTATTAGCAGCCGCCGCCCTGATCAAAAAAGGGAAGCCCTGGGATTTCTTGGAGCAAGAGAAAGCCTTCGAATTTTATTTTAATCTTGGAGAAAAACGAACTCTCGATCAAGTTGCAAAAAAGTTAAAAGTTCCCATCGCCTCAGTTGAGAATTGGAAGGAAGAATACCATTGGGACGCCAATCTTAGAGTTAAAACTTTTATGGGGGAAATGCGGCCAAGCCTTCAAGAGGCAAAAGAAGCAAACGATTTATTACTTCATAGAATGACCATGCCGGAGTTGGAAGAGATAAAAATAGAAAGTGGGAGATTGAAACCGGGTCGAAGATTAATTGACTCTGAAAATCGCTTGCCCATTCCGCCCAAACGGGTATTAAACCCCGTTTACGCAGGATCAAAAGCCCTATCTGATATTATTGGGAATTATAAAGATCTAAAGACTCTGGCCTACGATGAACGCGACAAAGAAATAGCCATAGCAGAGTCGTTAAGGGGCAAAGTTGAAGATGAGTCTGGCAAGGGTCCAAAGAATATAGTTCAAGTCAACGTCCAAGTCATAAAATCATGAGTGGGTCTCAATATATATACAACATAGTGTTTGATTACCGAAACGCGCCCACACTTGAGCGTTTCAGCAATAGCGATAAGCGCATCCGGGCGGTCGTCGGTCCATTCCGAAGCGGAAAATCAAGTGCCTGTTGTTTTGAACTTTATACAAGGGCTACGCAGCAAAACCCTGATTCCAAAGGAGTCCGGCGCACACGTTGGGCAGTGGTGAGGAACACCTACCCCGAACTCAAAGACACAACCATCAAAACCTTTCTCGATTGGTTCCCTCCAGAATACTTCGGGCATTTCCGTTTAAACCCGAATCCAGAATACCAAATGAACTTCCCGCTGCCCGACGGTACTACTCTGCAAGCGGAATTCCTGTTTCGGGCACTCGATAAACCCGAGCACGTCAAGAATCTTCTGTCTCTGGAGGTAACGGGCGCCTGGTTCAACGAGGCCCGGGAGATCCCCAAAATCATCATCGACACAATGGATGGTCGTATCAATCAATATCCGGCCATGAAGGACGGTGGGGCTACCTGGGGTGGGATGATCTTAGACACGAACCCCTGCGATACGGACCATTGGTTTTATAAACTTTTCTGCGAAGATCTTCCGAATAATCTCGCCCTTCAAGACCATTACGAATATTTTCATCAACCTTCCGGTCGATCACCGCGGGCTGAGAATCTTTCCCATTTACCCAAAAATTACTACCAGGATTTTATGGTTGGGAAAGACGCCGACTTTATCAGCGTCTATGTGGATGGGCAGTACGGATTCGTCCGAGAGGGCAAGGTCATCTATACGAATTACTTGGATTCCGCTCACTGTGCCACAGAAATTCTTAAGGGCAGGGCAGGACTTCCACTTATTACCGGCTGGGACTTCGGTTTGTGCTATTCGGCAGATACCGAAGTTTTAACGATTGATGGATGGAAATTTTTTAAAGATGTGGATGAGAAAAGAGATCTTGTCGCTACTCGCAATCCCGAATCAGGAATGATGGAATATACCAAGATCAATTTTAAGATCGAGAGGGATTACGAAGGCGAACTTTTGGAATGGTCAAACCAAAATGTAAATTTTTGTGTAACCCCAGAACACCGAGTACCATTTACCTTCCGGGATACTCCAAATAGGGTTGTTTTCGGGTCTGCGGAATGGTTAGCGCAAAATCCTGGTGGACATCATTATGTCGATTTAGTTTCCAGCTGGAATGTGCTTCCTACCAGCAAGAAATATTTGGCCGGCATGTGTGCAAAAGATTATGCCAGATTCATGGGCATTTATTTGGCTGAAGGTTCTTCGGATACCTGGAGAACAACCATTTATCAAAAATATCGAGAATCCGATATCGAGGAGATTTTGGTAAAAACGGATCTTCCGTGGAAGTGGAATTCAGACAAGAAAACGAGTGGATGGAGACTCAATAAAACATCCATTGCTAAAGAACTAAAAAAACTTGGTACAGCAAAAAGCAAAAGAATTCCACGGGAAATTAAAGATATGCCATCGGATTGTATCTTGGCCTTTATTCTGACCTACACAATGGGTGACGGAAATATTAGGGTTAGAGAAAACGGGGCTTTTGAACACACCATATTTACTGTCTCCCCAAATATGGCGGATGACTTTCAAGAATTGGCTCAAAAGATTGGATGGTACGCCAGTATCCGCAAGGTGAAACCGCAGGAAAGTACGATCATAGAAGATGGTCTTCCCAGGAAGATAAAGAACAACGGTGGATTTTCTATCACATTCAAAAAGGGAGCCAAAAGAGCGGAATTATTTTCCAGAGATTTTCTGCGCGTGCCATATTCTGGAAAGATTTATTGTCTCAATGTTCCCTATCACACCCTTTATATTCGCCGAAACGGGATTGCTTCCTGGAATGGTAATACCCCGGCTTGCGTGATTATGCAGTACGAACCCAAGGGGCGCCTGAATGTTCTCCATGAACTCTGCGCATCCGAAATGGGGATCCGGTCTCTGGCCACGAACGTGGTCAAGCCTTTTATCCTGGCGACCTACCCGGGATTCCAAATCATCTCCGGATGTGACCCGGCGGGTACTCATCGCTCCGAGATCGACGAGAATCTTACCGCGATCATCGAACTTAAGAACTGCGGATTCAGCGTGAAACCGGCCTGGACGAATGCTCTGGAAGCGAGATTCAGCACGATCGATAACTTCCTCACCCGAAGGATAGAGGGTGATAAGCCGGCCTTCCAACTTTCTCCGGAGTGCAAGGTTCTCAGAAAGGGATTCAACGGGGAATACAAAAGGCGTCGGCTCCAGGTAGCCGGAGCAGAGATCTATTCCGACGCCCCGGAAAAGAATATGGTCTCCCATCCTCACGAGGCCCTTCAGTATGCGGCCATGATCATCGAACGCGGGATGAGAAGTTACGAAAAGACCGGCTGGAATACCCAAGGCGCCGTCAAGACAAATCCCCCTTCAAAGTTGGCGTGGGCATAAAAATGCGGGAAAGATCAGTTGAACTGGAAGAAAAAGGTAATCAGCAATTCAAGCGCTACTGCCCGGGCTGCAAACATTGTGTGATACCAAAACGGTTAAAGGAAGAGATCAAGTGGTTTATGAAAGATAACCGGAAAAGGATTCAAACCGATGTCTAACGGACTCGTACCGGTGAAGACACCGGACCAAGTTACCCAAGAGAAAATCAAGGCGGGCGAAATCCCCATTGCTACAGCTACGGCAATTCCCGATTCGGCCCTTTCTTCTTTGGCTGCCCATATCCGCAGATTCTGGTCGGCGGCAGTAAAGGCGAAGAAAGCTCCCGAAGATCAGATGTTAAAGAACCTGCGGCAGATCGAGGGGATTTATGAACCGGATGTAGCGGCGGCCATCAAGGAAGTGGATGCCCCCATGATCTATGCCAAACTTACAGATGCCAAATGCCGCTCAGCCATCGCCTGGATCAAAGAAGTTATTATTCAGCCGCAACCACCTTGGTCCATTGAAACTACTCCCGAACCTGATATGCCGGATACGGTCATCGCGCAGATTCGGAATACTTTCATCCAAGAAGCCTTCTCCACCCTTATGACCTCGATGAGTCAATCGGGACAACCTGTTGACCCCATGATGGTCTTCTCACAGGTCCGACAGATGATCCCGGTATTTGAAGAGGAAATGAAAAAGATCGTTCTTAAGAAGGCCAAGGAGATCACGCAGAAATTAAAAGTCACGATCGATGATCGTCTTGTAGAAGGCGGTTGGTATGAAGCTCTTGAAGACTGTATTCCCGATATCGTGCAGTTAAAGGCCGGATTTATTAAGGGGCCCGTCTATCGCAAAGAGAAAGTAAAAAAGCCAGAACAAAGTGAAGAGGGGAAATTCAAGATCGTTTACAAAGATCAGGTCATCCCGAAATACGAGTGGCGGTCTGCATTTAATATTTATCCATCCCCCGATTCCACGGGCATCAACGACGGGGGGGTGATCGATTTGATTTCCATCCGATCCCGGGATCTCCACGGACTTATCGGGGTTGAGGGATTCAAGAAGGAAGAGATTGAAGCGGTCATTACAGATTACGGAACTGGAGGTCTCCAGGAGTGGACCAAAAAGGCCGCCGAGATGGAAGTGGCTATGATTCAGGGCATAGATTCGTCCTCCGTCTGGCAATCCCAAAAGATCGACTGTCTGGAATATTGGGATGTTGTGTCCGGTAAGATGTTGATCGAATGGGGGATGACCAAAAAAGAAATTCCCGATCCGACCAAACAATATCCGATCTGCGCCTGGCTGATTGGCACGCATGTTATCAAAGCCATGCTCAATGAAGATCCCCTCGGCAAGATACCATTTCATAAAGTTTCCTTCAACGAAAAGCCTGGCGTCTTTTGGGGAGAAGGTTTACCGGAACTCATCGCCGATATCATACGCTCCCTCAATGCCTGCTTCCGGGCGATTCTATACAATATCGGAGTTGGATCTGGTCCTCAAACCGAAATTGATCAGGATCGATTGGCCCCCGGCGAATCTCCCAAACTCTGGCCGTGGAGGGTATGGCTTACCAAAAATGAAACCATGCTCAATCAGCCGGCCATCCGGTTTTATGCCCCTCCGATGGTCGTGGAGAGATTGATCAGCGCGTTCAACTTCTATTCTAAATTGGTTGACGAATACTCGGGTGTTCCCGCTTACGCTCATGGAGATCCGCAAGTAGGCGGTGCCGGGAATACGGCCTCTGGACTTTCCATGTTGATCACCCAGGCGGCCCGGGGGATCAAGAACGTCATCAAGAATATCGACCGCAATTTGATTGAACCTACAGTGACAGCGCAGTTCGAGATGACGATCGGAGACGAACAGAATATCGGTCTGATCCCGGATTACAAGATCATAGCCCGCGGATCTTCCACCCTGATCGCCAAGGAACAGCAAGCGATTCGGAGAACCGAATTCCTGGCCATAACCAATAATCCACTGGATTCGCAGATCATGGGCGCGGAGGGGAGGAGCTACCTTCTGGAAGCTGCGGCCCAACCCCTCGACCTTGATCTCGACAAACTTCTTCCAAACAGAAATAACCCACAGGCGCAGTTACCGCAGCAAGCTATTGCTTCACCTGCTGCGCCTCAGACTTTGAATGCGGGGGGCGAACCGGTGGTGGGAACCGACTTTCGCCAGTTTGGTCAAAGATAAGGGGAAAATATGACCAGAGAGGACGAGAAATTTTACAAGGCGGTGATCAGTTTGCAGGGGAACTTCGATTTTGAAACCGTCCGGGACCGGATCAAAGGGATGAGAAGCATAATTGCCTTCAGTTGGTATAAACAGAATCCTGATCAATACGAACGACTCGCCGGGCAAGCCCAGGCATTGGCCAGAATTATTTCTGATTTGGATGCGACAAAGGCCATGTTCGAACTGGATGCAGCTAAAAACGCAACCGAAAAACCAAATCCGGGGAGCACCCTGTGAAGGTGAAGCGTTGCAAAAAATGCGGTAGGCCATTGGCGGAATGTAATCCAGAAGACACCTGCTTCCGGCATACGAAAGTGAGACTGCGAGATATTAATAAAGCCAAGTTTATCGATCCGATAGATACTGGCGAGATAGGTAGCCTATGCACTTCCCGGGAGACTACGGGATTCGATATTGCTCAATATCAATACCACGGTGTACGCCATCCGTGGCACGCATATTAGGAGAACGAAAATGCCAGCAGCATTCAATAAGTGAATGAAAAAGGGCGGGCGAGTTCGCACCGTAGTTCCTAAACCGGGTACTTATATCAAAGTCTGCTATCCCAAAGGAAGTAGCAAAGGTAAGGGTAAGTCCCATCCGGTATCGGGTGAGATCCATCATATAAAAAGATGAAATAAATTCGGAGGTAAATAGAAATGGCAGCGAATAGTGTAACTTCCTCAACCGGAGTAGTCTCCGGTGGCGACGTAACCTTTCTTGTTCCAGGAAGCAAAGAAAGCGTTTTTTTATACATCGATTATACAATAGGGAACGGTACGAGTATTGCCGTCACGATGGGATCTATCAATCCATCAATTCATGCCAGCAATGAATATTTGCATGCGCCGTTTGCGACGGGGACGGTGGCCGCCATTACTCTAACTTTCAATACGTCGTCTCAAAAACGGAGATTTGAAATCCCTCTTGCCCGGAACGAAAATCAATTTAAGGTCCATGTCGCCTTTACCGGCGGAGATACGCAAGTCGCCGTGGTCGATATTTACGGGAATTAAACATGGCCAACGTCGCCTCTTCAAGAACCGATCCTTATCTATCCGATGTGATCACCCATCGGAGTGCGGGTTTTAAAGAAGGCACCGTCATGCTCTGCAAGTATGCGAAGGGCGGCGGAACTTCGGCCTTGATCACCGTGACGGTCATCAACCCCAGGATTCACGCGACCGATGAGTACAAACCAATTTATATGAGCGGAACACTGGTCATCGCGCAGACTTTCTTTTTGGATACCAGCGGAAATTATCGAATCCCGATGGCCATGGGCCTGGGCGAGAGAGTGATTAAGGCAACCGTCACCTTTACCGGCGGTTCAGATCAAACTATGGTCATCGATTTTTCGGACGATTAGAATGGGCAATCAAGTATTCAACATCCCGAGAGTGGCGGCAGCGGATTACCCCGTAGTCTTTAAAGAGGTATTCACGGGGAACGGTAGCGCCACGACCTTCACCTTGACCGGTGCGGTTCTAAATGCCACCTTTGCAATCGGATCTTGGGACAAAGCTAAACTGATCTTGACCTCTATCGGCGATGTCACAAATACGAGCGGGAAGGCTCTTTATGACTCAGCCGTTCCGTTTACCAGGCATAGAATTGCGATCTCCAATATTGATGCAAACGGTGTCGTTACCCTGGATTATCCTCCCCGGGCAGAGAATTTTGATATTTATTATTGGTATCAGCCAAAGGAATCCGACCGACTTGCCACCTACATCCGGGATGACGTGATCTCCAAGGTCGAGGAATCCGAGCCGGGAATCGCTTCGGCCATCCAGGTCAACACCACAGCATTCGGCAAAAATCTAAGTTCGGCAGATGACACGGTTCAAAAGGCCCTAGATACCCTCGATGATATGGCCGGCGGTGGGGGTGGACTCCCGACCGGGACGACAACGGGAGACATGATTCGTTATGATTCTATATCTGGTGCGTGGGAGACCAAACACGAGCCGTTGAGTTTTAGTCAGATTATACTAACTCCTTCTGTTGCAGCAGCACTCGATGCAGAAGGCGGAATGTACTACAAAAGTGGGGATAAGTCTGTATATGTTTGCACAGCAATAGCATAAGGAGGCAATCGTGGGGTATGAAGTAAGAAAGACAGGAGATGGTTTTTTCTATCTTGTCTCCGTTGATGAGTCAGGAGATTCAACAGCGCTTTATTCTGAAGAGAAACTTGTGAGATATAGTTCTTCGACGGAAGCCAAAGAGGCCATTAAGGACTTAGGAGCCTCCGGGAGACCTGTTATTAAGAAAAGGAGACTAATCTAATGGCTGCAACCTGGAAGAAACTTGCATATGAAGATGATGTGATGCTGAAGACTGTCGCGGATGCCAACAGTGTTCTTTATGCCGTGACGGATAATACTCCCGCTGCTCTTGCAATGGGAGCCAGCACTGTAGTGGCAAGGCTTGCTGCGGGGAACGTCGTAGCTGCAACTGTGGCTGAGATGAACACTTTGCTTGGCGTAGTAGCTCACAATATGTTCTCGACTACCCACGGCGATACTGCTGCTGCCGCCAACCCTGTCGATGGAGATGTTATCATCGGCAATGCAACTCCAAAGTGGTCAAAGTTAGCCATTTCAATTCCAGGCACGGCAGCATTTCTCAATGTGTTTGGTGTCTTGAATGGGGAACTTAGACCATCATGGAAGGCTCTTTGGGATGCTACCGTACCAGGCACGATTGCCCCAAGTGATTCAGCGGCAGTGGGTACAGCTACAACTGCTGCCCGACGCGATCATGCTCACGCAACACCAGCGACCTACCCCGCAACTGCTCATGCTCTAAGTGGTCATACAGCGGGCGCAGCGGCCATCAGTATGGGCGGATATGAGATCACCAATCTTACTCTTCATCTGGTAACGGATAATGCTGCACTTGTAGCCCTTACTGCCGTAAAGGGAAAAATCGCTTTCCAGCTCGATACCGCAGCGGCGTATATCTGTACGGCCACTGCATAGGAGATAACATGGGAACCGAAGCAAAAGAACTTGAAAATCGCCAACTTCCTCCAGAGATAATTAGTCTGATTATCGAGAACTATAATACCGTTCTTGATGGACAGATGGAGCAGTTACATAATCAGTTTGTAGTCTATATCTCTGAATCAAAACTTCCCGTAATGCAGGTAATTATGGTCCTTCAAATTCTTTTGAAAGAATCTGTAGATATGGCAACACAGAAGTACGTCAAGGGAGAATAGATGGCAGCGACTTGGAAGAGGCTTGCCTATTACGAAGAACTTCATGCTGCCGTGACCTTGGCCGCCAGCGCAGAGGTACTTCTGGGTTTATCGACTCAAGCACTTAGTTTAGATACACAGGCAGCTAACCTCATCTTTGCTGGTCCTGTATCTGGCGCGGTTGCTGCACCGACGTTTAGGGCAATGGTTGCGGCAGACCTTGGAACGACTCTTTCTCCAACATTCGATCAAATCACCTTTACAACCCTTCACACCACCGCCATTCTCGCAGATCACATCGGGGAGCATGTTGGAGCGCATACAGTAGTTTTCGATAATACCGTCACCCTGCCAGCATCTACCATCGTCCCAGACGCAGGCACAATCGGTCTTGGATCTGGCAAGGGATTGATTCAATTTGATGATGAGACTA